TAGGTATAAACATCTCAGGCCCACGCTCGCCAACCATATAAGGGCTTCCAGCTTGTACCGATCCACCTATAGCCCTTCCGGGAACTGACTCAGAAACCTTAGCGGCACCGCCTAATGCGGTAGATGCCCCGCCAGTAAGTGAGGCAAACAATGGCTCAACGATTAAATAGCGAATTAGCATCTTGGTTAAATCTTCAACGATACTTGCTGCCATCTTTCGGAATGCTACAGCCAGATTCGCCGTACCAGCCGCCGCATCGAACAAACTATCGGTCAGGTTGTTCATTGTATTGGTTGCCAGCTTTTCTAGTTGCGCCGTAATCTTTAGCGTTTTCTGGCCAGTGCTTTCTATTGATTCGCTGATATTGTCGAAGGCATCAACCGCCGCATCCCGAAAAATCTCCATAGTCGAAGGGTTGAATGCTTCTGTTAACGTGGTGCCGGTTGATGAGGCTGATTCGCCCAACTTGCCGACAACGCCAATCATGCTATCAATTGCGCTAATCGTACCGCTTATATCGACTTCTTCTATTTGCTTCCTGAATCTTTCCAGCGCCGGCATCATTTCTGAAATAAACTTGTTGAAATCGTTGATAGCGCCGATGAGTCCGTTTACAAAATCTTCAGCCCCTTGCAAGGCATCCCTAAACGCCGTCAGCAGATTGATCGCAACCACTTTGGCTAGATTCTTGAACCCGCCTTCGGTCTTAACTAATTGCGCGACATAATCTTGGAACGCTGTAACCCCGCTCTCAATTGCTGGGGCTAAAGCTGCAACAAACTGATCTACCAGCGCGCCGGTAGTCATCCGCATCCTGCTTATTGCGTCATTCGCTTGAGCCACACCACGCGCAGCATCATCACTCATAACTAGGCCAAGCATTTCGGCTTCTTTGAACATGTCGCGCAAGCCGTCAGCACCAGAATCTAGCGTCTGCAATAACGCTACACCCTCCGAGTCAAACAGCTTCATTGCCGTAGCGGTTCGATTAACTGGATCAATGTTTTCATCAAACGCTTGTGCCAGCTTTATCATCTGTTCATCGAGCGGCAATCTAAGCAAGTGTTCTGCATTTAAGTTTAGATCGCGTAATGCGCCACGCGCCTCTCCCGTACCACGCGCAGCCTCAGAAGTTCTTCTAGTGAACCGCTGCATCGCCATGTTCATGGTTTCGGTGGAAACGCCGCTTAGCTCTGCCGCGAAGTGCAGCTTGCTTAGGGCTTCGGTCGTAGTGTTTAACCTTATCGCCGTCTTAGATAGCGCGTCGGTAGCTTGCAAGGATCTTTGAACCAGAAGGCCGATACCCCCAACACCTACAGCGCCAACGATGGCACTTTTCATGCTGAAGATAGCCCCGGCTACACTTTTCAATCCTCTCGTAACGGATGAGAAACCAGCCTTGGTTTTATCAACCGCCTTGATCGAAATGCGAACGTCTTGGTTAGCCATTGTCCTTGCCTATGATCTTGAAGTAGGCCAGCCACTCGTTGAATTCACTAACGGGTATCTGCTCAACTTCTCCGATTGTCTTATGTAACCGATCTGCCAAGGATATAAGATTCATCCTCGACGGATCGGACATCAGTTTTTTTCCGCATCCTCAACCGATTCAATCTCAGCAAACATTTGATTGGCAATCTCGGAAATTACCACAGTTTCTTCGCCCATCAGATCGACGCGATCTTCAGCAGCAGTGAATAGCTTTTCGCCATCTTCGCTCGCCGCCTTCATAACGATCAGATCAACCATTGCAGCAACCGTTGTGTTCTCTAAGAACTTCGGGTGCTTCTTCTGCAACTCGTTTAAGTCGTAACAAGTAATTGGGAAGCAGTACATAACAAAGGGCCGCCCTTCCGAGTCAGCCCATGCGTCAACACTTATCTTGCGAGGGTTTACGGTGCGTCTGTTTCTTAGCTCTTTAGCTAGACCCATGTGCTACCCCTATGCTGTTGCTTCTGTTACCGCGCCTGAGATTTGTACTTCAAACGAACCTTCAACCATTCCGTCGAATGCCGCAGTGATCTCGTTGCTCGTTACAGTACCGCCGCCAGTGTAATACTTCTCGCCGGTTCCGGTGCCTGTTGGGTAGACCTCAAAGATAACGCCAGCAGCCGCATCCATTACTAACTGAACCGCGTCAGCGTCATCCCAGTAGACTTCTACTGATAACGTGCCGGTAGTTAGTGATGATTGATATGTGCGCGATGAATCACCCATTGTGGTGTCTTCAATCGTGTCGGCGGTTTGTGTCAGGGTGTAAGATCGAACCTCACCCATAGCAGCGGCAGAACCGCCAGTTACGGCTAGTTTTACAACGCCGCTTGATCCTTTCGTGGTAGCCATTCCGAAATCCTCTAAGTTGTGCCTCTGGTGAATTGGTATTCAATCCGTACCGTTATAATAACACCTCCGACGGGATGTATAGAACCATCGTCTGTTTCAATACTTACGATCTGCGTGTCAATCGCGTGACCGCCTCGCGTTCTATCAACGTCCAATTTCTCTTCTATCGCTTCGATGATGTTATTTCTTGCTGTATCAATGGCCGACGCCTTTACATAGCAGACTAGCTGATAATCAACTGTTCCAAATCGCTGCGTAAGCGTGCCTTTGATTGTCGAATCTTCACGATCTTCGTTCTGCGTTCTAACTAGAATCGCAGGGTATTGAGCGTTGCTTAGCTTATCGAATTCAAACGGCTCGCGGGTCACATACTTAACCGCTACAGGCGTCGTGATGGCCTGTAATGATGTAACCAGATTGGTCGCAATGTTTTCTCTAACACTCAAAGTTGCTTCCTAAAGAACTCGCCCAATGCTTTTTCTTCTTGTCGATTGAAGCCAAAAAACGGCCTAGTCTTGTCGTTGAATGCCGCTTTCTTGGCGGCGAATGGATTGCTGAAGTATATCTCAGCGGTTCGCTTATCTTTGCGCCTAGTCTGCATGGATCTAACCATCTGGCCGGTGTTAAACAAATCGACCGGGGATGTCGGTTTGCCTTTATTCTTCAACGCCTTCATATAGCTCGGCGTGTATTCCTTAAACGGGCCGTCAGCGCCTTGACCGCGCTTTGTGCGGGATAGAATAATATCTAAGCCTTCAACTCCAGTGCGAAGCACCGCCCTTGGTATAGCCTTAAAAATACCCTTTTGGGCATCCTTTGAAACCTCAGCCAGATTACTAGGGGTGGTCGTTATTTGTAATCCAACGCCCTGAGCCATTAGCGCACCAGCCTACCGAATGAGACTATTTCTTTCTCATCCGCGTCGATTGTCCCGCTGTTGTCATCGTCGTACTCAATGCCGTCCTTGAAGATGTCGCTAATTTCTTCTTCATAGCGCATCTTGTAGAAGTCCAGCATCTCTTTGAATCTGTCACCGTCTACCCAGTTGGTCAGTTGTGGTAGCGCGTACTTCCACAGAACCAAGTAGCTGTTGCAGCGGGTAAACTGCGAGTCGGTTAAATAAGCCGAATTCATCTCGCCGCCGATACCTTTCTTATGCCACCACTCGTTACGAATAGTCCTAATCAGGTCGGCTTCAGCCTTTGCGTGTTCAGTAGCGAATGAAGTGATCCCGAAATCCAGAATGTCGGGTATCAATGCCACCAAATCTGAATCTTGAGAAAACGCCATTACCACTTCACCTTGTCAGCCCAGTATGCGGCTGATGCTGTTTTGTCTTTGCGTCCCTTCTCGATCTGATCTGCAAATCTAGCTTTGAACGCTCTACGCTTTGCTTTATCGGCTTCGCTTTCGCCTTTACGGGGTGGCTTGTTATCTGCGCCCTGTTGTCCAAAACGAATCAAACGAACCTTGTCGCCTTCTTTCGCTAAAACCGCGTGGCTTTTGTCTGGGTGCTTAGGTGTGCGCTTGGGTTTGTTGTAGCCCTCGAATCGCTCGCCTCGATAAGTGATCGCCATATAGTCCCCTTTATGAAACAAACCCCCGGCGAACCGGGGGCAGTCCCAAGGTGCAGCTTACAGTGCTGAGTCGAACAACATCTCAACGCCGAAGGTGTCATCCAATTCGCCAACACCGTATACGGCAGTAGCGTTAAGCTCAAACGCTCGCAGTGATGCGTCACGCTGTGGCTCGATTTGGAAGTCACGCTTCATGGCGATAGCGAGTGCTTCAGGTGCAAATACCGCGCCTTTAGCGTCGTCGTTACCGTCAACAGTTACGTTTGCAGACTCGTAAACGTCGATACCAGCAATTGTGCCGACATAAGCATTTACCATAGCGGTGTTTTGAGCATCACCACCATTAGGGTTTGCGAACGTGTTGGTTAGGTTAGCTTTCAACTGATACGCTTGGAAAGGGTGAACAACGGCGTACATCGGGCCGGTCACTTTGTTAGAGCGTAGAGTTGCAGCAGCCTTAAACAGATCAGCAACAGTGATCTCTTGTGCAGCGGCACCCAAAGAACTGGAGAAGCCGTCGAACAATGCGATCAGGTCTTTATCCATCTTTGTGGCGATTGAGTTACCGAGAACAGTACCCAATTCTTCAGCAGGATTACCTGCGCCCATTGCAGCAACGTCAGTCAGTACAACCTGCGCGCCAACTTCACCAACCGTAACGGTTACTGAGCTAGTGCTTACAGTCGTGGATGACATATCAGTGCCTTCGGTCAAATCAGCAGCAGCAATCGCAGGATACTTAGGTACTTGGATCGTCTTGCCAGCGTCAGCGCCGATGTCGTATCGAGTAACCAAACCCATCATCAAAGACTGTTCTTCAGCCGTGAATCGAGCTTGAGCGATAATGTTGACGAATAGATCGTCTAGGGTTGTGCTAGTAGTAGCAGCCATTGTATTTCTCCAAAACTAAAAAATGGTTAATTCGGTCACTTCGCCTTCTTCATGGCAGCGTATGCTTCTTTGCCGCCGTTGTTCCAGTTTTCGACCATATCAGCCACCGATACAGGCTTCGGAGTAGAGCCACCAGCGTTACCCTGACTGCCCGCCCCTCCACCGGAGG